CAATTTCACCAAGTCCAAGATTTAGCGCATTAGCCCATGTTTCAGTTGCATCGTATCCTGCCCAAGTTGTAGCTGCTGGCACATCATTCCAAGCACCAAGTAATACGCTAGACAATAAAGCGTATATCTGATTGCCATCCTCATCTTGTGAAACAGCATCGGCATATAATTCTTTTGCTAACTTAACAAGTGATCCCATTGCAAGGATTGTGTAATTAACGACTTTAGATATACCTCCAAAAGCACCAACCTCAACAGTCAGATCTGTAATATCTCCACCAAAAAGATTGACATAAGATCCTGAACTGTTTTTAACTTGCAAAGAGAAACTGTCATTAATTGCAAATGGCAAGGTTTGACCAGATAAAGCAGCCAAAGTTACTTGCATGTAAGAAGGGGATGGTTGGGCATAAATATCAGTCCGACCAGCCTGATGCGTAATATCGCTTATTGTAATGTTTGTGTAATTAGTTCCTGCAACAGTTAGTTTCCATTCGGGCGACCAAACAGTCATTAATTACCTCGAACGCTTGTGCCACTCAATGATGGAACTGATCTTGATGCGCTTTCGTTAATAACTTTGGCAACAGCTCTAGCTGCGCTTTCACTATCCAAAGCATTGATTGTAATGTTATTAACGGCTGGATTTCCTGCACCATAAGTAAAGTTTGATCCATTGCTAGATTTTGGATAAGTAGGAACTGACACATTTCCAGATGGAGCAATTTGAGTCAATCCATAAGTTGCAGCACCGGCAGCAAGAGCAGCCGCAGCAGTTCCAACAGATGCACCTCCAGTAGCAAATGCAGTTGCAACACCAGCGGCAGCGGCAGCATTTCTTAGTGCAACCATTGCTGTTATTAATGTTTGAATGGATGCAACAAATGCTACTATTTTGTTTGCCACAAATACTGTTGCAATAATTCCACCAACAATGAGCAATTCATCTTTAATGCTTATTAGAAAGACAATTGTATCTTTTAATTGCTGACCAAATTCATAAGCACCTTGTGTAGCATCAGTAATGCCAGCAGTAACACCATCTTGCCCAGTCAATCCAGCAGCTAATGCTTGAACATTTGGCACAACTGTTGCTAACAGATAATCAGCAAATTCTTTTATGATTGGCAATAACGCATTTCCAATTTGCTCTTTAGTTTCAGAAAATGCTATTTCTAATTGCCTCATTTTGAATTCAGCGTTAGTAGCCTCATTTTCAATAAATCCCTGATAAGTTCCTTTTAATTGTTGCATGATTTGTTCATGCGACATTGTTTTTAAGGTTGCGGCATCAATTCCCAAACCAAGTTTGCCAAGTGCAGTATTTTGTCCATCAAAACTTTTCCCTAAAGCATTTGCAACTACTTCGAGAGGCTTACCTGTGGCGGTGGCAATTTCTTGCGATAAAGAAAGTAAATCTTGAGCTTTAGCAACATCATTTGTTGATCTAATTAATCTAGCAAATGCAGGTCTTAAAACATCATCGGTTGTTGCGGTTGCAATTGATTGTTTAGTGATATAAGTGTCAATTGATGCAATTTGCTCATCAGTTGCTTTAGTAGATGATCTAATGGTTTGCTCAAGAGATTTACGAGCCTTTTCATCCTCAGCAGCGGCTTTAACTGCACTATAAGCAAAAGCAGTAGCAGCAGCACCAACAGCTGCAAAAGCCAATGCTGCTTTTTTTCCAAATTCGGCAATTTGGTTTGAATTGTCCTCAACGGCTTTATCAGCTTCGCCTAATTTCTTTTTAAGATCATCAACATCAGCAAGGATCGAAAGTTTAAGCGTGCGGTTACCAGTAGCCATTAAACCCATTCCTTAATGATGCGATCAAAACTTTGTTCCCACTTATTAATCAATTCAGGCTGAATTCTGCGAAGGGTTGGATAAATGAACCATCCGCGAGATCCACGACCTTGCCTTCCCGAATAACTAGGAAACTGTTTGTATTTATTTGAACCAAACTCAATGCCACCCCATAGGGTTTGTGTAGTAGCACCACCTGAAAACTTTTGTCTGGCGAATCCATAACTGAACTCACCGATCTTGCTTGATTTAGAGATGCTAACGCCATCCGCGACTCTTTGCGCAACTTTGCCAGCCTTTGTTCTTTGTCCAGCTGCTTGCTTAATTTCCTCAGATGCAAAATATGCCAAAGCAGCAGACTGCGCTCTTGCTTCCTCAGTAGCCTGATCATCCATAAGTTTGAAAGCCTTGTAGATATCACGCAAATCTTTTTTATCATAGGCGATAGTTTCACTTGCCATACCTCGCCTCCAATACTTCGATTGCTGTTAAAATATCCTCTGCTTCAACCCATTCACTCATTGGTATTTGTGTGGCTATTGCCAATTCAACCAATAATCTGCTTAGGCTTCCTGCTGGGTGGCTTTTGGGTTTGCATCACCGACAATTACTTCGCTGACTGTTTCCATCCAAGCCTCAAATGGTTTAACTGGTTTTCCAGCAGCTTCGCGCTTATGAGCGTTGTATGCTAAAAACATCAAATCCCACATTCCAAGTTTTTCTTTTGCTTGGCTTATGGTATGACCAGTTTTTTGCTCCCATTTAGCCCACTCAGGCGGTTGGGCAATATATGTTGCTTGTTCGCCTGAGTTGTATTCAATTGTGATTGGTAACTTCATTTTTTTGCTCCCGTTTTTTTATTATAGTGTTTCGGTTACTGCACCTTTAGATACTTTGAAAGTATATGTTGCAGTTTGTGCATCTGGTGCTGTTCCGCCAACTGGTTGTGGATATGCTGGTAGGCAGTCGAATGCAAAAGTATGACCAGTTTCAACAGTCATTGTAACTGTAAAAGTTGAATCTGGTGTATTGTCTGCTGCTGTCCATAGAGCCTCGCATACTGAATTTGTTTTGCCCCAGTCTGCCAAAATCTCCATTGAAAATTCTGCTTCAACATTGGTGGTCTTGTATGCCTCACCATCAAGTGTTTGGTAAGTTTGACGATCGATTGTTTTAGTTAAAGTCGCTGAAAGTGCTTGCGCATCGATGTCTGTTCCTAAAGAACCTGAAAAAGACAGCGAAACATCGCGACCTGTTAATACTTTGGTTGCCATGATTTCTCCTTAGATTGTTCGTGTGTAGTAGGTGCTGACTCTGACATCTGCGATTAGCAGCGTGCTTGCTCCAACTGTGGTAACTGTTGGTCTTTCGACCGAGCTGACAATATATCCACCAGGAATAACTGCCAGAACGCTTATGATCAATTGCTCTATATTGTCGAGCGATGCTGGATTGCTGTTATATGCAACTGCAACTGAGATTGTAAAATTAACTTTAGCGCGGATGTTTGATTTGCTGATTGTTTCGAATTCTAAGTATGGGCTATCTGGAACCACAACAACAGCTGGTGGAATAACTGTTTCAGGCACAAATGCATAAACATTTCCAGCAACACTAGACAAAGCAGTTGCTAAAGGCGTGCGAACTTGTTCAAGGATTGTTTGGTTAGCCACTATTGAGCCATGCTTTCGGTGTCAATATATGAGCCAAGCAAACCAACGCATTTGTTAAATAATGATCGACCCATTCTAAATGGTGTTGAAGTAAAATCTACTCCTTCGATTTGTCCTCCACCTGCAATTCTTGCTTGGAAAACTTCGACTGAAACTGTATAGACGGCTGACTGAACAGCTGCATTTCCAACATAAGTTGATCCGCCAGATAAGGCAGCAATTCCGGATGGGATGACATTAACCTCGAGTAGATCGGCATTAGTGATCGATTGTGAAAAGGTATATTGTCCAAGATTATCTGCCAGCACAACTCTTGTTCCGTTGTATGGTGTTCCGCATCCTGTGATGACGACTGATTGTCCTTCGGTGAATTCATGTATCCCTAGTGTAGTGAAAGTGGCGACATTATTAGTCAGCTCGACTTTTTGAATTGGGCTTTTGAATGTAACAAGCATTGGCAGAATTACTGTTTCTGCGGTGTCAATAATTTGATTTAGGTAAGTATCATCGTATAAAGCAGATGACACGCCAATCACACTTCTCAACTGACTAGCAGTAATAATGCTTGGCATGTCATCTCCTTTTGATCTCCCATTTATAGCTGCCTACCAGCGGGAGCACCAGTAGGCATTAAGGTCAATTAAGCCTTGTTGAATCTACGAATTCCGCCAGCAACCTTAGTTGCAATTGCATAGTATCCATAGACGGCTACTTGCAAGCGACCATTTGCGAACGCTTGAACTTGTAGAGTTGTCTTTGGAGCCTCGTAGAATGTGATTGCATCTGGATTAACCAAAAGCATTGTGTCATCAGCTGTTCCTGAACCAATGAATGGATCAACATATAGGTTTGTGCCTAATACTGAACCAACTACTGATGAAGGTGAAGCAATACCTGCGTTGTTGCTTGGATTAGCAGCAGCGTAGATTGGACGCTTTGTTGTGTCTTGTGCAGCAAGCATTACTGACCACCATGAGCTATTTGTGATCAAGTTAGTTGCAAATCCGCCAGTTGCAGCATAAGCAGCAGCAGCCTCAGTTGCAATGTAAGCCTGTAAGCCATCAGCATCAGCTGTGGTTGCAGTTCCAACTATTCCATCTGTGAACATTTTTGTAAAGACAGCAGTATCTGTTGCTTTTGCATAAGCATTGTTTAATTGACGAATTAACTCATCATAGAAAACTGGTGATGAACGATCAATCAATTCCCAAGAAATGTTTTGCAGTCCAGCAGCCTTCTTAACATCAACTGTAATGTATCCAGAAGCCATTTCAGTTCCGCCAAGTGCTTCGCCTTCGGTTGAATCTGAATCAATTGTTGGAGCAGTTGTTAATTTAGGAATTGTGAATGACATTCCTGATGCTGGTAGCACACCGCGAGAAATTGCATCAACTGATGGGCGTGCGCCAATTGTTGTTGTAATAAACTCGTTTAGGTGTTGTGGAAGTGTTAGACCTGTGTTGGTTGTTGTGTCATCTGCGAACTTAACATAAGTGCGGCTCTCATCGTTGCCCATAGCGGCTTTGATTGAGTGCTCTAAGTAAGATCCAGCAGACACGATTGGTGAGCGTGGCTTCGCGTAAGCAACTGGTTGATTTGCTACTACTGCCACAGGCTCTGACTTTGCAGCTTCTACCGCTTCGGTTGCGATAGGAGCATCTGAAGTAATATCAGACACTTTGTCCTCCTGTGTTGTTGTATCCTCAGCGGTTGCTTCGGAATTCTCTGGTGTTGTTTCAGTCGCTACGACTTTTTCAACTCTTGCTGATGCGATAGCAGGATCAGACACCAAACTGACCTCAGCCAATGAACTTTTTGAAATAACCATTGCGCCTTCTTTGTTATCCCAAGCATCAACCATTACACCAACGGAAAATCCATCCCGTAATCCAGTTGCTGCCTCCTCCAAAGCATCATCAGCTGCAAAAGTCTTTGCTAACTTAAATGTGCCTTCTAAACCTTGATCGTTTGCAGTTATGTCAATCAATTTTCCAAGTGGGCGAGTTTTATCGTGCTCTAATAGCAATTTAACTGGCTTTGAGAAATCGATGCTATCTTTTGCAAATATTGTTGCGCCTGCGCTGGTATTGCCACGCTCATTCCAAGAAACAATTGTTCCAGAAATTGTTCGCTTGTTTGTATCGGCTGCGGTTATTGTTATTGGGAAATTAATCTTCATTTGATTAAGTCCTCCTCCTCTTGAATTTGCTCAACGCTCATCGCGCCAATGCGGTTTAGGATTTCATAAACTTGCGCTCTTTGTAGTGCATCTCCACGCAAGAAATCATCAACGCTAAAACGGATTTCAGTTCCGTAAGGCGTAAAATCAGGCATTGTTAATCTTTGTTCAATTGCGGTAAGAATTGGTCGTAATGAGAAATCAATCAAAGCCTTTCTTTCATTTACGGAATTTGAATAGGTCATTGATGTTGTTTCTGCGGAAATAAAATAAGCCGGGATTCCTGCTGCTCTTGAAATTTCCAAAGCAACATATTGACGGGCTTCATTTAATTGAAGTTTTGCTGGATCAAATCCTAAAGCCGTTAATTCAACATCAGCGTTTAAGAATGCAGTTGCTCTAGTTGATCTTGCAATTTTCCAACTTTCAAGAAGTTTTGAAATTCTCTCTGGTGTTAAATTAGTTCCATTTGATTTTAATACCATTGTTGGAACTGGCTCTTTGGCGTAAAGTTCAGCAGCCTTTTCTAATTCTAAAGCTGCACGGATTGTGCGACCTGCTCTTTGTAAAATTCCTTCATCTAATCCGTCAAATCGAACAATAGATCCAATTCCCGATTGTGGTGTCATAATTCCATCTAATTCATAACCCACAATTTCGGTTGAATTATTATTTAATCTAGGAATAATTCTATTTGGTGCAATTCTTGTCCATTGACGAACTCTTGCACCATCTGAAACGGAATAAGCGTCAAGCACCAATCCATAACCTACGCCATAAAATAAAATATCCTCAGCAAGCCAAGCATAAACAGCTGATCCAGTAATTCTTGCGTCTGGTTGCCAAATTGCTTGAACTGGTTCAACATGTGCTCCAGTAAATTTGTTATAACCTTCTAAAGGTAATGATCCAACTGTTGAGCAGATAATATTTCTTGCTCTGGCAAGTGCTGGAACTGACATAGCCATTTCGCGAGTTGCGGTTTGTTGCGAATAGTAAATTCCACCTAAAGCCTGTTGAATATTATATGGAGCATTAGCAGCGGCAACATCAACGCCATCTGTTGCAGTTTTTGTATTTACTTGAAAACGATCGAATAATCCCATTAGCACATAATATACCATATTTCCTAATTATCCGACTTGTATATCAATTTCCGTTTCTTGTTGTGTCGCAAAATAAGTTGCTAATGCCGAAGCAACAGCTGCACAAACTGCCACTCGACTTGCACGCCTTCCGATGATCCATGACCCATCCCCATAGGGCAGTTTCGCAGCGGAAAGTGTTTGCTGGGTCAGCTCATCCTGCCCACCATGCTGTAATCGATGAGAATTGATTGCGCCCAGCCATCGATCACAACTTTCAGCATATATCGCCCCATCCATATCTGTAATGGGAATTCCAGCAGGAACTAGCCGACTTGCGACAGCTTGTGCAGTCCTTTTGGAATAAGCGACAGTCTGAACATTATATTTTCTAACATACGGAGCAATATCATTTGCAACCGCTAGATCGTTAATTGAATAATCATTTGACCATGTGTGCAATAAAACAAGATTGAATTTTTCGCCCGGTAATTTTTGTGTGGCTACTAATGCGCCAAATTTTCGATCTGGACTTAAATCTAATCCAAACCAAGTTTCTTTGTCAGGATCTAATGGTATTGGATCGATCTGACATAATCCCCACTTTTGCGCATCAATTGCAGAGTTAATTGTATCGACCCATTGAGCCAAAACCTCAGTTCGCACAATATCGGGTGGATCATTGATAACCGCTTTTAAGTTATCGGGATGAATTGTTATTCCTAATGACGGATTGGCTTGAGCAAATGCCTGCCAGTTCATTTCTCCTGACGGAAGGAGAATTGGCGCATCGGGTTCGGCACTCCACTCAAACCAACCAATCGGATCGTTGGTCGTAGCTGAAACCAACGCTCTCTCACGAAGTTTGTTCAAAATTACAGAATGCTGATCTCCAGCAGAACTGTAAATCCATACTTGCGGATTTTTAGCAGCCATCATGGAATAACGCATTGATGACCAAGCATCCTCATCCTTATATTCACGCAACTCGTCAAGATGTATCGTTTCTGGCTTACTCAACCCTCTCGCAGCATTGTTGGCAGCCTTTACAACAAATCGTCTATTGCCAAATAATTCAATTTCCTCCGCGCCATGTTGCCACCGGATTTTCTTTACTTCCTTTTCCAACTTAGGATGAGTTTCAATAAGCGCAACTATTTGTCTAAAAGTTTCCAGAGAAGTTGTAAGCCTATGAGCTGATGCAAGTTGTAAGCCTTCACCCCAAACAAACATGCCAGTTAAAATACGAATCATCATCAGCGTGCTCTTACCCTGTTGTCTGGCAAGGATCAAACCAACTTCTGAATGAGCCCAGCGACCATCGGGTCTGACTTTGTGTCCATGAATGCACACGAATTTTTGCCATTCCATAAGATTAATGCCCAGTTCTGTAGCAAAATCAATCATCTCTTGACCTTTTGATGGTAAATCATTGAGTTTTGAGTAAATACGCGGTGTTTGCACACCTCCTAATCCCGAATAAGCCTGATCGCTTAGGATCTCTCCAGTTTTAAGGTCTATCAAGCTGATCCAGTTGGTTCATGCCCAATTGAGGTGTTTTGTGGGTTAGAAA